ATGCTGACTAACTCCTGCTGCGCGGATGGAACCTCGTATTTCGGCATGGGAGTAAACTGAATGCTTACTCCAACGTCAAGAGGCTTGAGCGCAGAAAGAGGACTTGCCCCAAGATTTGCGGTCTGTGGAGTGTACGAATAGCCACCAGTGGGTAGTGCCATAAGGTTAAGCCCCGCCAAATGTTAGTCCAGATGCTGAAGGAACTGCGAATTGGTTGACCCGCTGGTTGCTGCCACCTGCACCTTGATTCGCCGCAGTTGTCATTGCAGGGTTCACCATCGTTGGGTTCATAACATTTGCGCCAGTAGATGGAAGGGTTCCAGATGCCGCGCCAAGATTTGCCATTGCGCCTTGACGTGCTGCATTGACATCATATGCTCCACCAGTTACTGCTGAACCCGCTTGTTGCGTTGCAAGCAAGCTACGTTGACGTGCAGCGGCATCTTCTGCTGCCTTTAAAGCATTCATACCACCCATGCTTTGCTTTGCCATTTGCTCGCCTTCGCGCACCAAGGCAGATGACTGCTGGTTTTGAGCTTCAATCATTGAATTGCGTTGAGCAGCCTCAGTTTGTTGCCGAGCTAATGCTGCTTCTTCTTGCTGCATTTTCATTTGTGCCAACAAGACTTTTGAATTGTCTGGTGGTGGTGGTGGTGCTTTTTGAGATCCTCCTCCCATAATATTACTCCTTAATTTTAATGTTAGTTGTTAGGTTGTTAGTGAAATACATTAAATATTTCAAATTGTCAATTTCTTTCTCGCTTCTTTGCAAAGATCAGAACCGGGTTGAAATTGTCTGCAAGAATTCGGTCTGTCTGCATAGATCATACAGCACACTTTTTCACCAACTTTTCCGTCCAAGGCAACGCATCGAGAGTCAGTCGTTTTCATTAACGGGTAGTCTTCCCTTTGCATCTCTTTCGGGATACCAGTCGCATCAGATCGATCTCGTCGCAGCACAGGCCAAGACCATTTGAAGCAACAACAAGCCCCGCACTTTTCGCAGTCGTATTCATCGTCCATTAAGCGCGGGTAGCACGGGGAACCCATCCCATTCCAGCATTAAATGATCCAGTTGTTCCGGGTGCGGTATGCTTTAGCATCTCAGCTTGTGATCCAAATCCTCCAGTGCCACCAGCAGCGGAACCCATTGCGCCAATTGCAGCAGTTCCAACGGACTTAAACGCATCTGCCCAACCCTGTGATACTTTTTCTTCACCTGAAGCTGGAACATCATATGCTCCCATCGAAGAGAAACTCAAGCTACCACTTCCATCACCACTACCACGTTGCATGGCAGACCATGCTGAAGCGGAATCAGATTGTGATTTTGCTGCGCGTTCATATGGGGACGATATAGCTTGTCCAACTTTTCCAAATGCATCCTTGAATGCATCACCAATTTGGTTCTGTTTTTGGGGATTGTAATCAGGTCGAGGTTGCGCTCCAGTTCCTAACTTTCCAGAAAATAGATTTTGCATGGTGTCACCAGTTCGTCCAATGGCATTTGATGCACTTCCAAGAAGCCCACCGAATTGACTATTGGGAACTGGTGTTCCTGCTCCTGTTGCGTTTGCTGGTTGTGATCCACCCATAATTTTATTCTCCGTTATTCCAATTCACTGGTTTAAATCCCAAATCTGGCATTACAAGATCTTCGTAAGGCGCAAGATGGGAGATGTTAGTAATCTTTGCTTTTAGCTTTGGACAATCGACGTGTGGCCCTAGATGACGATCAACGCAATTGAGGCAGACAGGATAAAAATCAGCATTCAATGACTTGTCAGGATTGTTCATCCATCCATGCTTGCCTTTGACATATCGAGTTGGATCTGGTTGCACATTGTTAGTCTCCAGATACTCATAAACATTCTCATCGTTCCAATCTTTTAAAAGGTAAAGTGATGCAGGATTTCCATCAACATGACGAATGTCTTGAGCCAATGGAACATGACCTTTAATCAAGTCAGTGTCTGTCCATTTAGTTCCAATCCAAACTCCGTTCCACGGGAAATTAAATGTTCCAGTTGGACGCATTAAGAAGTCATCAACACCACACATAAATGGCTCGTTTTCCTTGGGACGTTCTGTTCCTAGAGACAATACAACAGAGTTTTTGCCCCATTGGAAGTAGTGCAGTAGATCAAAACGAACTTCACCAGTCTCAACGTCTGGCCCATCTGCCAACGTATGTTTAAAAGCTGGATACTCGTACATGGTGAGTTGCCAATCTTTGATTAGCTTGTCTGAGTAAGCGTACCTTTCACGAAACTTAGGTTGTCTGAACTGAACTACTGGCAAATCAATTCCACATTTGAATTTTAAGAAATGAAGAAGGACAGTTGAGTCCTTTCCACCAGACCAAAAAATGACCGCATTGGGCCATTGTTTGTTCCAACGAACTGCTTTATCTATTGTTTTATGTATTAGGTTTTTCATTAAATAAGAATTGCAGCACCTGTTCCAATTGCTGCCCCTGCAACCGCGCCACCACCAGTAAGCCACGATCCCATTGCTGCATTTTTGCTTTGCGCGTTTTGTGCCATAACTTGGTTCATCATGTTGTTATAATTTTGAGTTTCAGCAACATTTGCAGTGTGAGCAGATTGGATATTACCCATCGAGCGGTTAATTGCGTCTTGTGCTGTTTGACCAAGACCCTGCGCTCCAGATAGGACACCACGTTGCCACTCTTGGAGACTTTGTTGGTTTTGTCCTTTTGCTGCTTGCTGTGCAGCAACCAATGAACCGGGGTCAATTCCACCTTGCATTTGAGTTGCATCAAGATACTTTTGACGCAGTGCCAAGTCTTCCAAAGCAATCTGCCTACCCTGTGCCGTGGATTGATCAAACATTGCAGACTTGCCGATAGTGGATCCCATGTCGATTCCAGTACCCATCATTTGGGCCAATCCTTTTGTCTTTGCCCACTGCCCCAGCTTATCTTGCCAACTCTCAGGAGATGTTAGTTTCTCAATAGTCTCACCCATTCCTGCTCGCATCCTTGCAGTTGCTGGATCCACCGACTCTTCAAATTGACGTGCGCGATTGGCATTTTCGATGCCTAATTCAAAAGATTGTTTAGATACCGCAGATGGATCAAATTCTTGATAGATTGGCTTTAACTGTGTAGCCATTTCAAATAGCTTGCTTTGAGATGCAAGACCACCATACATTCCTTTGTTTGCGTCCGATGCCATCATCATGTTAAGATCAGGACGAGGTTGTTGAATTTGAGGAGTATATGTTTTGCCACCCATAAGTTTAATTAAGCTAAAGAATAAACCTCTCTTTTAAGAGGAGTCAACCCTAATTTTTCCATTATTTCGTTTGTAAAGTTAGTTCGTTCATCCTTTAATGGCACTCCAATGTAGCCCGGTGAGTTGGAAAGTTGTGAATGCGCCTTCCAGTCGCTCATCACTTGTATAACATCTTGTGGTCTTGTATATTTAGGATGAAATGCTGGATACACGATTGGCATATAAACATGATCAGAGTATCCAAATAGCACACCATCACGATAATGTGCATAAACATTAATATTAGGATGCTCGATGATCTTGTGATCGAATTCTTCAGCAAAATCAACAAGTTCCAAGAATTCATTAGTTCCGTTTGGAGTAAGTTTATATTCAATTTTTGATCTCATATTTATGGGTATGTATTATTTGTTAAACCAACTTGGTAGTATGTTTGACCACCATGTTGAATTGTTTTTGATGCTCCATATGTAGCCAAATCCATTGATTTAAGTGATGGTATAGGCAATGATGTATTTATTGGAGTTGTAAAGGGAGATATATTAAGTTCACTTGCCACCCTGTCAATTCTATTTAATACGCCAATACTATTTGGTTGGGGCAATGGGCCTATACCTGCATTAGCCGCAAACATTAATCCAATAATTTTTATTGTCCCATTAATATCAGCGGTTACGCATGACCCAGAATCACCTCCAGTAATAGGAGATGTGTTGTTATCAGTTTGGACAAAAATTTGATCGTTAAATAGTTCTCCAGTATCCGCTATAACTCCAACTTGACTTACAAAAATCTTACAGTAACCACTTCCCCAGCCTTTAGGCCCAGTAGTTTTGCCCGTTGAATATACTCTTCCAAGGTTGGCTCCATTTGTTGTAAGTAAATTGTTAATTTCTGCTGTTGTTGCAAATGGCATTGATGTTGGATATGTTGGTTGATCTATCGGTTGAATCATCCTATATGAATTATTATCAATATAATTAAGACTTGGTATCAACAAGCATCCGTCAACATAATTTACAGCAGGTTTTGCTAAAATTGGAACATATCTATTGATTCTATTAAAAGCAAAGTTGTATGCTGATGGGCCAACTGTTGCTGTTGGAATATAATATTGATTATCTATAATCCATTTTGTAGATTCAATGGTATTATCTGCCGCTTGAGTAGCTTCACTTGCTATTTCTCTTTTATAAACAGAAACATGGCTATTTGTTACACCTACAATTCTTCCATTTTCATTGTCTGTTGCGAAAAATCCTAATGTTCCAACTTTTCCGACACCACCACTTGTCCATCCTGTTGGGAATTGCCAAATCTGAATACCACCACGCATAAAAAATGCGCCTCCTCCCGGAGCAGGATCTTGTAATTGAGTAAGATTCGGGTCGCTTCCAGAATAACAATACGCTAATTTTATTTTCTCAGATTGGATAACGTCAGTTTTAACTAAATTTCCGTCAACAACAAGAGATGCTGGCAATATATGATCTTTCGGCAAATCGGATTCAGATTTCTTTTCAGAAACATTGAAAACAATTCCTATCTCATCAGTTCTTTCTCCATTTTTAAATTTATATCCAAGACCAACGCTATGCACTCCAGCGTGTTGATTTGCTTGAAATAAATCGTTAATCTGTTCTTTTATAGAATCTGTTAAAGTCATAATTAATCAAATCTGGCAAATAACACACTTAATGTATTGCAGTTTTTTGTTCCAGTTGCATTTTGCGTTTGTGATCCGCATTTTCCATTTAAATCTGTGCGAGATTGCTGGAAAACAATTCCAGAACAAATAGTAGAAGCATCTGGACTCCATGCTGACCAATTTGGTGCAGATGTTCCAGTAGCCTGTTGTGTTTGTGGAGAGCATTTCCCATTCAAATCTGTACGAGATTGCTGAAATGAAGTTCCTAAGCAGACTGTAGAAGCATCTGGACTCCATGCAGACCAATTTGGAGCAGATGTTCCAGTTGCTTGTTGTGTTTGTGGAGAACATTTCCCATTTAAATCTGTACGAGATTGCTGAAATGAAGTTCCTAAGCAGATTGTAGAAGCATCTGGACTCCATGCTGACCAATTTGGAGCAGATGTTCCAGTAGTTTGTTGCGTTTGTGGAGAGCATTTTCCTTTTAAATCGGTGCGAGATTGCTGAAATGAAGTTCCTAAGCAGACTGTAGAAGCATCTGGACTCCATGCAGACCAATTAGGAACGGACGTTCCAGTGGAAAATCTGGTTTGGGATTCTCCAGTGCAAATATTTGATCTGGATTGCTGAAAAGATGTTCCTAAGCAAACTGTAGATGCTGATGGAGTCCATTCTAACCAACAAGCATATGATATTCCAACAGAAATATCTGATCCATCTATTTCGCTTTGATTATAATTAGAAAATTTTTCTGCTTCTGTTTTTAGAATGTTATTACGAGTGGAATTATTTCCACAGACAGCACATGGCAAACAATTATTTTGATTACTTGTAAATGGTACTGAAGAATAAATTGGAACAATTGGATCGTCACCAAATGGAGAAATAAACTTACTAGGAAAGTTTGTTACTTCTTTTGTTGCTGTAGATATTGAAGGCATATTAACAAGGATTTTGCGTTTTATATTCCTGTGCAGCAGCCGTTGCGGATTGAAGAGCAATAATTCCAGCTTCTTGTTGAGCGTGTTCAAAACTAATATATGAAATATAAGTTGCAGAAGCAGTAGCTGAAACTGAATTTTCTGGGTTTTGTTCGCAAGTTAAACTAAATGTTTTAAACACCTTTGCACTATATGAATTGTCAGTTGTTGGTTTATGTTCGTATGGATTAGGAAGCAAATCAATCGACAAGGTTTCACCTGTCTGAGCAACAACGCACGATTTTGTCTCATCCCCCTGTGGAACACCAGTGGATTTTTCCTGCCAAGGATCCATAAAGAGTCGAACAATCTCCACTCCGAATTCACCGCACCACTCGATTAGTAGCGAAAATGCCTTATCGACATCATCTGTTAGATATGACTCGCAGGTTGAAACAAGAGAGTTTCGTTGAGCCGATTCAGTCGTAAGTCTTCGATATTGTGAATTCAAAAACCCTAGATTCTTAATCTCTGATTCGTATGGTGTATTTTCCCACTGGTAGTCAGCAGTGACTGCCAAGATGCGTTTCTCTAAGATTGGGTTATATGAACCCTTGCTGCCCCTGTAGGACACTTTTAGATCAACTGTGCCACCAATCTGCGTAGATTCAATCTCCGCATAGACAAACTTCTTTAAATCCATTTCATCACCAAGCAATGGAGTTTCAAATTGCGAGTAAATGCGGTTGTAGAGTGTCGTTGTGGTTTTGTCTGGATTGATCTGGAGGTAAGAATCAACCCGTTCTGGCTGGAATGATTCCCAAAGATGGTTGAATGATCCATCGTTTGTTGCTGAGTAATCCACAGAAAAATGGAAGCATCGAGATTGCCCGTCAATAACACCTGTAGTCCACTCTACTGGACGTGTGCCTGTCCAAACTCCCGCCCATGCTGGAAACCTGCTTTCCCCACTACCCCATTCGGAAGCGGCAGCATAGTCCATTACCATCGTGTCTGAATTTAATGTCTGCAAGTAAGGAATCGAATAGAGCAAGTAGTTTTCAAATCCAGTCGCACAAATCTTTGTAGGATCTGCTGACATGAGTCGCTTTGCCCTAGCCATTTCAACGTCTTTAAAAAGTATCTGAGATGACAGGTAAGACGTTGCCGCGATATCCGATGTCATCAGTCCACCTTGCGAGTACCACCACATTTGCCCAGCTTGAAAAGCAATTGATTTTCCTGCAACGCATCCAACAGTTGGGTATAAGGTAGATTGGAAGTTTTCCGTAGTGACCCATTGATCTCGGTCAAGGATGCCTGATTTAAGCTGAAATGTAGAACGATCTGTGAATACAATTAACCTCGTTGACGTATCCTGACCAACATAGCTTGTCATTGCAGTGATTGGTCGTGAAAAGCTAAAGTCACCACGGGAAGTTCCTGTGGTGCGTTCTTGGAATGAGGTTGGATCTCCCAAGTCTGAGGCAAACACAATATTTTTATTCGCAATCCACATTCGATTTGCAGAGTATGCCATCCAAAACCCAACAGGTATAGTTGAAAGTTGTACACCAGATGTGTCAGAACCATCCCAATATGATGGATATGACATACCATCTTGAATCATAACTATTCTGTGAGCAGGAGTTGTGAATTCATTTTCACCTGTAGAAAGGTTTGCAGATCGAGTTGCAAGCTCAAAAACAAATTGATCTACATTTGGATCCATTGATATATTTTTGAGACGAAAATCCTCCCAATTGCTTGGTTGTACTAATGGAAATAGAGAGTAATAAACCTTACCATTAACAGCAAAAACCATGTATGACAATTCACTCTCAAAAACACCATTTCCATTTACATCGAAAATAGTAGATGGAGTTATTGTTACAACTCCATCTTGTTCTCGCGTAAGTGCAGCGTCTTTTTGTTTATTTGCAGAAAATAGAATGCCACCTTGGAAATTACCAGCGGGAAGGGAGAGTTGCATTTTATGTCCCGGCCTTGTTTGAACGATACCACCACGGACACTTACATTAACTCCCCACTTGAACTGGTTTTCAGGAAGTGACCAAGGATTCCTAACAGAATTAACTCCCTGAATCCATCCCGTTGAGACTTTTTTAAGCCTGCCTGATGTGATATTTTCACTTTTCATTACTAGAACATAACTGGATCAGTTCCATCACCATAGGTCAAATCATTAATTTGTGGAGGAACAAAAGCGTGACCATCTTGATGTTCTTGCTGATTCTTCAGATATGCCAAAGCAAATCCCCAGTAACGCAGTGATTGTTCAGCAAAGTCTTTGTCTTCCAAGTCGCAAGCATGGACTCCGCAAATGATTGCGCGTGTATGCTCAATCGGAATAAAGTCGTACTTGCTAGTAATAACTGGAGGTTTTAGCCTATAGGCAATTCTTGCCCACGCGCATGGTTTGCCAATGCGAATCCTGCGATACTGCGGATTGACTTCTTGAGGGTGGTATTGACCAATCAGCGTCAAATCGTTACTGCGTCCATAATCCATTGCATACAGACTAACAAAACCATCCGTAAGTGGTTTCTGGATATTAGCAACGCTTTTGACCAGAATTGGAGGTTCAATTGCGTCTACGAAAAATTTGCTATTCATTGTAAGTCCGCTTGTAAGAAATGATACACGTCCATCTGTCGATAAAAGATTTTCTGCTTTTTCTTGTGTGCTATAAAGTTCTATTTCGTTATTTGCAATACGTCTAACAAAATACGTTGTATCTACATTCAATCCAGATGGCAAAACATCTCCAGAATTTGCTCTTACAGTAATTGATTGCCCTGTATTATAGAGTAATGCATCTGAAATTATGCTTGTTGAAGGAGATGCGTTAAATGTGCGCTGAATGTCTAGTGACAATTGTCCAGTTCCAAGACCCGTAATTGGAACCAATACTCCATCAGAATAAACATTAATGCTATCACCAATAACTTTAACTTGATAATCAGTTCCAGCAACTAATGGTGATGGCATTGTTCCGCTGGTAGAAAACTTAACAGATTCATTTTCCTGTAGAAAATTAACATTTGATGGTTTAATAAGATCGTTATATGGAAGTGAAGATACCGCAAATCGTTTAGCAAAATATGATTGACCAGTCCCAAGTGAAACGACATTAATTAATCCATTAACACCACCAGCAGAAGCGTCAACAGAAGACGTGTATGCTTTAGCAACAGATGAAGATATAATATTTAAATAAGCTGGAGTTGTTCCATTGTCAATTGATGGATTTGTTAATGGCAGCAAGTAATCAGTTCCCCAATAAATCGTAGATGGGGTTGTTAAATTTAAAAAATCTCCTCTCCAATTATTTGTGAAATCCACCCCAAATGTTCTGGAAAGCACAGTATAAAATGTGCCAGATCCAACGGATGTGATATCAACATCGCTAAAATCTAAGTTTTTAACAGTGAAATTGCCTGTTTGCGAGTTTAGTGGTGTTTCTATTCTATATGTTGTTCCAGAAGATAGTGGGGATGGAAGTGATCCAGTTGAAGAAAAATTAATGTATATTCCAGTGGATGGAGTTATCTGGACGGATGCCGATCCAGTGTAATTGGATCCAGCAGTTATTGGTGTTAGTTTTGTAACAGAACCATTTACAATCGTAGCTTTTGCTGTTGCTCCAGATCCATTTCCCGAAATTATTTTAATAATAGGGTCATTTACATATCCACTGCCCCCATTTAATTGATTGTAATACGAAATAAATGACGTTTGAATCGTGCAAGACGCTAATGCTGCCGCAGCATCTGGTTTTTTAGCTATTATTGTTCCTAATGCTGGATATTGAAATACTGTTGCTGTTCCAGAATTATTATTTAATCCCCCCTTTACTGGGTATTGAAAGGTATTTGTTAGTGAATTTAATATTGTTACATATCCATTTGATTCCCCATTTAATCCTACGGGAACCGCTCCTGCAATAAATACAGTTGTTCCATTTGTAATTCCATGTCCATTACAAGTTGCCGTTGCATATGTTAAAGTGGAGTCGGTATCTGGAAATGGAGCCATCCAAGTTTGTGCGGTAGATACATTTACTGTTCCTATACTTGGGCCAGAATAGACAATTGTAAATGTTGTTGAGCCTACTGACACAGCTTGCCAAACACCATTTAAATCAACTCCAGTGTTTGATATTGCTGCTCCAGAAATCGAAACCCTTTGGTTTAATTTAATATTATGAGCAACTGAAGTTGTTACTACTGGGTAGCTGGATCCAGTTTGAGTTATTGATGTTATATTGTATGTTCCGCTTGTTAAAGCAGTTATTGCTTTAGTCGCTCCAAGTGATTGATTTAATGTATATGTAAACGATGTTGGTGTTAAATATGTTATTGAAAATGTGCCATTATATGTATCTGGAGTGGCTCCAGATATTTGTATATTTTCACTAGAAAAATTATGTGGGATTTCAGTTACACAAGTAGCAAGCGTTCCGTTTGCAGTCAATGTTTTAACTGGTATAATTGGACTTGCTGTTGGCCCAGCAATAGTAACTGTTGGAGCAGATGAATATCCAGAACCGGGGTCTGTAATTACAATCCCTGTTACTTTGTTTGTTAAGGTATTGATCGTGGCATACCCTTGTGCCGTCTTATTAGAAATTAAATAACCGCTATTTACTGGAGGTGTGATTGGATCTGAAAATACAACAGATGGAGGAGATGTG